AACGGGCTGCTATATTAATTACAATTTCGTTACAACCCAAAAATGATTGGCCAAACGGAATATTAGAAAATTCTACATATGGCCGATTTAGTTTAGATTCTACTGGTGGACTAGAAATGTTTAGCGGGCATGCCAAAATGAAATTGAGAAAAACAGCAGTCAAAACAGTCGAAGAAGCAATTAAAAAATTAAACAACTGGGTATTAGTAAATAAATGAGTCTAGAAGTAAGAGGAGTTAGGATCCTGTGAAACTTATTTGCGAATACGCAGAACAGCCAAAGTTGATTGTCGAAGCCGGCGCCGGTGGCGTCAAGCAGTATTTCATCGAAGGTATCTTTATGCAAGGCGACGTGAAAAATAAAAACGGCCGGACGTATCCAACTGCAATCCTCGCACGGGAAACAAAGCGGTACCTCCGTGATTACATTAATGAAAACCGCGCGTATGGTGAATTAGGCCATCCGGATGGTCCGACAATTAATATGGAACGTGTTAGCCACATGATTAAATCCCTTACCCAAGATGGCAACAATTTTATTGGCCGTGCAAAGATTATGGATACCCCAATGGGCCAGATTGTTAAGAACTTTTTAGATGAAGGCGCCAAAATAGCTGTGAGCAGCCGTGGTATGGGTAACCTCCGTGAACGCGGAGGCTACCAAGAAGTTATGGAAGATTACTTCTTATCTACACCGGCTGATATTGTGGCTGATCCATCAGCTCCTTCAGCATTTGTCAATGGTATCATGGAAAGCAGGGAATGGATTTGGAATAATGGAATTTTCAAAGAAGCAAAATTGGAAAAAGCCAAACGTAGGGTCGAAAAAGCCAGTGGTACTGTTCAAGGGCTTTCAACAGCAGTACAACTAGATATCTTTGAAAGTTTTTTAGCTAGCCAACGGTAAAAACCTCTTCTGTATAAATAGCCGGGAGATTGGTTCTACTATTACTTTGAACAGGAGCGACCGATGAAAAAGAAGGCAGCCGTCAAGAAAAGCAAGAAAGCGTTAAAGGAAGCGTTCAGCGCGTCCTATGGCGCAGATGCAAGCACCCAAAGTGGCGACGGTGTGAAACAGGTCGCACCAAACCGCGGAGACCAGCGCAATGCTGAAAAAGAACCACATGCCCAGGGTTCTGGCATTAAGCCAGGGGACAGGGCAGTTATAATCGCTGGCATTGTGGACCGTTTGGCGGAAATGTCTGATAAAGACCTTAAGGACTTTGAGACAGAAATGGACGATCCTGAGGATTATGAAGAGCAACCAGGCATGCAGAAGAAAACGAAAGTGGGCGAAGAACATGAGGATGACGTGGAAGAAGAAAATGGGGATGATATGGAAGAAGAAAATGGGGATGATATGGAAGAAGAAAATGGGGATGATATGGAAGAAGAAAATGGGGATGATATGGAAGAAGAAAATGGGGATGATATGGAAGAAGAAAATGGGGATGATATGGAAGAAGAAAATGGGGATGACGTGGAAGAAGATGGACGTTTGGCAGCATACGAAGATGATGACGAGGAAGAACCGGTGGTTGAGCAGGGATATGTTGATGAAGATGATGATGATAAAATGGATGAAGAAAATGGCGAGGACGAGAAAAAGGTGGACGAAGAAAACGGTGATGATGAAAAGATTGATGAAGATGATGACGAGAAAGAACCGGTAGACGAAGAAAATGGTGATGACGAGAACGAAAAGAATGGTAAGAAAAACGGCAACAATGGCCTTGCCGAAAAGAATGGTAAGAAGAACGGCAACAATGGCTTAGCCGAAAAAGACGATGAGGATAAGACCATTGCCGAAAAGGACGATGAGGATAAGAAAATTACAGTTTCCGAAGCCATTGCAAAGCGCACAAAATTTAGGCGCAAAGATTTGAGCCTCACCGAAGACATAGCCGCAGCATTCCGTGGTGCTGACCTTACAAAAGAATTCAAGAAGAAAGCAACGGAACTTATGGAAGCAGCGGTCATTACAAAAGTGAACCGGAAGCTTAGGGGCCTCCGGAAATTGGCCGAAGCTGATATGGCAAAAGCTGTTAACCGCCGGATATCGAAACTAACCCGCCGCCTTGATAACTACCTCAATTACGTGGTTGAGCAATGGATGGCAGAGAACAAGTTAGCGGTTGAACACGGCCTGCAAACTGAACTGGTTGAATCGTTCATGGACGGTATGAAACATCTATTTACCGAACACTATATCCAAGTCCCAGCCAACAAAGTCAAGGTGGTTGAACAATTGGCCACAAAAATAGAGAAAATGGATAAGGACTTGAACGAAGAAATCAACCGCAACCTGACCCTTACTAAACAAATTGAACAATACGCCCGTAAGGACATCCTCGCCGAAGTTACTAAGGATATGAGTGATGCCCAACGTGAAAAGATTACGGCGTTGGCTGAGGCGATGCAATTTAATAATGCAAAAGCATTCAGGGAAAAGGTTCAAAACCTCTGTGAATCCTATTTCCCGAAAAAGGGTGGTGCCAAGCGGTCTGTGTCATTAGACGAAAACCAACGGTTAATTGATAGTGACAAAGAAAAAGCCACTCCAGGCATGGATGCTTATGTCAAAGCCATCTCAAAACAAGTGAACCGTGCGGGCCGTATTGATCCAGTGAAATAAACCGGGTTTGTATAAATAACCATAACGGGCGCCAAATTAAGGTTGCCAAACGTAACGCAAAGGAGACCGGTGTATGTACCTGAATGAACAGTTGCAAGAGAAGTGGAAGGCGGTTATCGAGCATCCTGACTTGCCAGCCATTAACGATATTCACCGTCGCTCTGTGTTGGCGGTCCTTTTGGAAAACCAGGAATTCAGCGCCAGGGAAGCACAAGGCAATGAACGTCGGGGGTCCATGTCGCTCTTAGGTGAAGCATCACCAACCAATGCGATGGGCGCCTCTTCATCGACTGCCGCGGCAGGCAATGTGGACATTTTCGATCCTGTCCTCATTTCTCTCGTCCGTCGGTCTATGCCAAACCTGATTGCGTATGATATTTGCGGTGTGCAGCCAATGACTGGTCCAACAGGACTGGTGTTTGCAATGCGCTCCCGCTATACCTCGCAAACCGGTGCAGAAGGTTTGTTCAACGAAGCGAATACCTCGTTCTCCTCATCGGCGGGTGGGAACACCGCGTCAATCTTCGTCAAAGACGGCTCAGCTGGTACTGGCCAGGTTGGCAGTGATCCAACTACCGCTGCCAGTGCTTCAGGATACACCGTGTCAACCGGTATGTCCACTGCCAAGGCAGAAGCCCTCGGGGATGCATCTACCAACGCATTCCGGGAAATGGCATTCAGCATTGAGAAGGTCGCTGTCACCGCTGTGTCAAGGGCCCTGAAGGCTGAATACACAATGGAATTGGCGCAGGACTTAAAAGCAATCCATGGATTGGATGCGGAGACGGAACTCAGTAATATCCTCGCCGCTGAAATCCTCGCAGAAATCAACCGTGAAGTCGTCCGGACCATCAACTATACCGCGACGATTGGAGCGCAAGAAAACGTCACGACTGCCGGCACCTTCGACCTTGACGTTGATTCTAACGGACGGTGGATGGTAGAAAAGTTTAAAGGCCTCTTGTTCCAGGTTGAACGTGAGGCGAATCAAATTGCCAAGTCAACCCGGCGTGGGAAGGGCAACTTGATGGTCTGTGGAAGTGACGTAGCCTCGGCCCTTGCGATGGCTGGTGTCTTAGATTATGCGCCTGCGATGTCAAATGACTTGCAGGTCGATGATACAGGCAATACCTTTGCAGGTACGTTGGCTGGCCGGATCAAGGTGTATATTGATCCGTACTTCTCGTCCAGCGCAGGTAAGCAGTATTTCACTGTCGGCTATAAAGGCGCGTCGGCGTTTGATGCTGGTTTATTCTATTGCCCGTACGTGCCACTCCAGATGGTCCGTGCAGTAGGACAAGATACATTCCAGCCAAAGATCGGATTCAAAACACGGTACGGTATGGTGGCTAATCCCTTTGCTACCTCTGCTGGTGACGGGCAGATCCTGTTCGCCAACAAGAACATCTATTACCGGCGTGTGGCAGTCACCAACATACTCTAATCAACATTCTACAATAGAGTAATGAAAAGGGCTCTTCGGAGCCCTTTTTTTTGCCTATTACATTCCAACCCCACATCATAAACTAAATAGTCTTAATCTCTTAATACCGACCAAAACTCAAGAATGCTGGCATTTAATGCGATTTAGGCAATTTATCCGTGAAGCGAAAGATGAAGAGGCCCACTTGGAGGCATTAAAAGCTTGCAAGGATGACCTTAAAAAGGTCCTTAAACAGTACGGCGCGCACTTAGTTGGTACCCGTTTCGGTGTACTCATTGCTAAGGGTGAAGGCAATAGGAGGATTAGGTTATAGCGGCGGGCCGGGATGGACGCAGCAGGTATTATTTTAGGAGGATTAAATGCAAACATTCTTAGAACACTTGAGCGAAGAAACGTATGCTGATAAGTTTGAACGTATGGGTGTTAAGGATGCGATAACACACTTTGACAAGCTACAAAAACAACGGAAAGACAAGATCAGGAATAATCCTTATGGTGGAGTAAGCCAGACCATGTTTATTGATAAAGAAATTTATGCACTTATGTCATGGTTGCGTAAGAAAGGGCAATCCCCTGACCCATCGGTGCATGGCTGGTCATGGCGCCCTGGTGCTCCGGTAACAGAAGCATCAATCAAGAGCGAATATGCTGATAAGTTTGAACGTATGGGTGTTAGCGGCCGCGCGGCCCACCTTGAGAAACTGATGAAACAGCGGAAAGACTTGATCGCTCAACACGGTGGCCATCCCGGCTCCCTGCTTATTCCTATTGATAAAGAACTTTATGCGCTCGCGGATTGGCTAGCCAATAAAGGTAAAGGCTTGAAGGATGGGGTCGAAATGGAGTCTCCATTTTTCATTTACAAGAAGAAATAGAAAAGGCTTAAACAAAAGATATGCCATCCATTGTGCAAGGCACACCGGATAATGTCAACTTCCTCGGGCAAAATGGATTCCAACTCACCCTCCTACGTTTGCCTCATGTTGTATATTTTACCCAACGGACTGAATTACCATCCCTTGACATTCCCGCGGCAATAACATCATCACCATTCAGCCATTTGCCAAAGCCAGGTGACAGGATTTCTTGGGCGCCCTGGACACTCACGTTCAAAATTGATGAGAACCTAAAAAATTATTATGAGATTTACCATTGGATACGGGAGATAGGCCATCCGGTTAGTTTAACTGAAACGTCCACGGCTGTTACTGCACCCTGGCACCTCGAAGCAAAAGGAGCTGCCCGTGCGGCAGCTTTTATGACAGATGGTACCCTTACAATTTTATCAAGCTCAAAAAATCCGATTGCGTCAGTCATATTTAAAGATATGTTTCCCACCGCCCTGAGTGGCCTAAATTTTGAACTCACCGCAGAAACCGTAAATTACGCAGAAGCCACCGTTACGTTTGCGTACCGTATGTACGAATTGAAACCAGGTACCTCCCGCTAACTTTCCTCCCAAAAATTTCTACTCTTTACCACGACCCTTGACAATCCATACTATAATATGGTAAACTTCATCGTATGATGAGCGTTTGTGCGTACTATGTAATAAGCCAAAAAACGCTATGGCAAAATGAGTCTAGTATTAGTAAATAAATGAGTCTAGTTAGTCCACAGAATATGGAATATGTGGGTGCTGCTGTCGGTGCTGAACTTAGGCCCATTCTGGCGGTCCGTAGAGCGATTAAATGGGTCGTTTATACTGCCCAGCTGGCGCCCTTATTCCAGGGGATGGCAAAAATAGGCCAGCTACGTTGCCCGGACCCTATAAAAGCCATAACTATCTTCCAATTATGGGAATCTAACTGTGTCTGCTAATACAAGCCAACAACAAGTCAAAATGTCTCCCCCTACCTTAATTGAAATGTGGGAGGCTGATGCAAAATTTGACGATACTGAATTAGATACAGAATCGTTTAAAATTCCAATCCTCCATGCCAAGTATTTGAAAATTTTGTCACAAGCCCGGCTCTGGGCCAAACGCTGCCACTATGAACGCCGCGAACTATTTGCGAAGCTGCGTGATTATTACCTCGGTAACTTAAATGGCACTGAGGAACTAAAAACAATGGACAGGCCTCCCATGTTAGTCCGGCACTTAAAAAACGAAGTCCATACCCATATTGAAGCTGATACAGAATTGATTAAGCAAGATGCCCGGATTGCGATTGCGGAAGAGTCTTGTGCGGTGGCTGAAGAAATCCTTAAGGCGATTAACAACCGGGGATACCAGATTAAGAACGCTATTGAGTGGCGCAAGTTAACACAATTTGGACAATAAGACACACATGGCGACAGTCAATATTAAAAACGTCAACCACACATATATCCGTGTCCTGTGTGATGAACCAGCGGTTACGCGTGAACTTTGGGAACAACTATCATTTGACGTACCCGGTGCCAAATTTATGCCAGCGGCCCGCCGTGGCTATTGGGATGGGCAGGTCCACCTTTATAATATACGCACCGCGTTAGTCTATGCCGGATTACAACATAGGATAGAAGCATGGGCCGCACAATTTGGGTTTCCTGTTACGCATGACCATGAAACAGCGTCACGCCGCATTTCCCCCAATTCTAAGGCATTAATAAAGTGGGTGGAGAGCCAAGCCCTTCCCCATGCACCGCACCAACACCAACTTGATGCTTTTGTATTTGCTGTCAAAATGGGCCGGGGTATTGTGGTGTCGCCGACAGCGAGTGGGAAATCCCTCATTGCTTATTTGCTTGCCCTTTGGTATTTGGAGCAAGGACAGCGACCATTAATTATTGTTCCAACAAAATCTTTGGTCAAGCAATTAATAAGCGACTTTAAAGAATATGGCTATACAGGCACCACCCACGGAGTGTGTGAAGGTGCGGACAAAGATGTAGGTGCAAACATTACCGTAACGACATGGCAAGCGGTATATACAGAAGGGCCAAAATATTTTTCTGCATTCAGCGCTTTGGTAGGTGATGAAGTCCACCTTTTTAAAGCAAGGTCCCTTTCAGGAATTATGGTTAAATGCCCACATATCTACCACCGTATTGGGTTAACAGGTACACTTGATGGCACAAAAATACACCAATGGATCCTTGAGGGTTTATTTGGACCCATCCACCAAGTAGCATCTACCACAGATTTACAACAACAAGGACTCCTTGCGCCTTTGAATATTTCTATGGTGTTGTTAGAGCATCCACCAGAAGTAAAGCCAAGGAGTTGGTTATACCATCACGAAATTGAATGTTTGGTTGCATCCCACGCTAGGAATAAGTATATTACAAAGTTGGCCACAGCGCTTAAAGGCAACACCCTGGTCCTTTATACTTTGGTGGAGAAACATGGTGAGACATTATTCCGCTATATCAAAACAGCAGCGAACAAGCAAGATGCTAAAAGGCCGGTATTTTTTGTCCATGGAAAAGTTGATGCAGATGAGCGCGAAAGTGTCCGCTCCCTTGTTGAACAAGAAAATAATGCGATCATCATTGCTAGTTACGGTACCTTTTCAACCGGCATAAATATAAAACGTCTCCACAATATTATTTTTGCAAGTCCATCAAAAAGCCGTATCCGTGTGTTCCAATCTATTGGCCGCAGCCTTCGTTTAGGAAGTGGTAAAACCCATGCCAAACTATTTGATATCGCAGATAGCCTCTATACGAAACGCCGTAATTTTACATTAGGCCATGCCGCTATCCGGAAAGCATACTATGAAAAGGAAGGTTTTCCGTTGTCCACATTTCATGTACGATTGAAAGGTTAAAATGCCGCGAAAGAAATCTTTCCTCAACCTCAAACAAAAAACCAATCCGGCAAAACCAATTATACAAGTGGTACCACCGAATGCTTTGCCCATCATTGTTTTAAAATTAATAACTGGCGAAACGCTTGCCGCGCAAATAGTTGGGGAATTCTCCCATGTATGGGTTATCTCTGATCCACACGTAGTAGTCCAAGATTGGAGGTTGCCTGGTGCTCCTATTATTTTGTTGCCATGGATCAGTGGTGCTGCAAAGATTGTCAATAGGTCCATTATGGATTTACCAAAAACGCAAGTGGTAGTCGCAGGCCCGGCCGATCCTAACCTTGTGTTATCCTATTACTACAAAAAAGAACAGGAAGAGGGAATGCCCAACAGCAATACTGTTTATGATTGGCCAACTGATTCATCTAATTCTAATCCCACTTACCACTAAATGAACTAAAAAGATTATATGTATTACGTCACAGTTTGTAAAAACACTATAGCGAGCAACCTAAAACACGGAACAAAGAAGCCTGTCATCCGTGTTAGCCAAGGTAAGTATGGCAAACCTAAACGGGTCCATACTTTTACACACAAGGGAGAAGTTACTGTTCGGTATAATCCAACCCATCCACTTCCTTGGGGTGCGCGTGTTTGGTTAGAAGTTACATAACGGAACCATGTATGCTACCTAATCTATTAGCCATTAATAAACCAAAGAAATCGGTGCATTATGTAGATAATGACGAGCTTTTCAGGGCCTTGGTGAATTACAAGAAAGAGATAAACCGTGCTATCCGCGAGAAAAAACCTCGCCCGATGGTGACTGATTATATTGGTGAGAGCATTATGAAAATCGCCACGCATTTAGCATTCCGGCCGAATTTTTCATCTTATACATTCAGGGATGAGATGGTTTGCGATGGGATAGAAAATTGCCTCCAATACATTGACAACTTTGATCCCAAAAAGTCTAAGAATCCATTTGCATATTTCACTCAGATTATTTACTTTGCTTTTGTCCGGCGTATCCAAAAAGAAAAGCGGTACCAGTATACCAAATATAAGATGATTGAACGGGCCAATTTAATGGAAGAAACGGTTGACCGGCAAGATGGTGACACAGAATCACGCGGGCGGCATTCCCAAGAAGTGTCGCAGAGCGAATGGACCAAAGAACAGATGTATACCTTTATGAATGAGTTTGAATCGTTCAAACGAAAAAAGCGTACTAAATCCCGCCGGAATTATAAAGCACCAAAGGGCGTTAAAGGTCCTTCAAAATAACTTTCTATTGACATTTCCACACTAATCATGTAAAATATTATATCAACTGGGTTGAAGCATCGAGCCTATCAGCCCGAATTAACAAAAGGTTTAATCGAAGTGGCATTTTTGGTCCATAACTTACCTCCTATTTCGTGTTTTGTAAAAAAAGAATTTCTATATGATTTTGAAAAAGGTCACGGTGAATTAGAGCCATGTATTTGGATGACAATGAAATGCATCAAAGGCCAAGCATTTAGAATTGAAGCATTATTGCCAAACTATGGCGCTTTATATGACAAACTACCTTTACATGCTTTTGTGTCACGGCAAACAAATTTGAACGCACCGCTTTTGCCTTTGGATTACTTGCAAATTTGGGACTGTTTGAGTTATAATTTTACTGTCATTGAAAAAGACAACCTTAAGTTGTTAAAATGCAAATTTTTAGACAAAGAAAGAGTGTGGCATTTCGGCGATTACATGTTTACGGTTGATTTTTGTCAAAACGATCCAGGTTATTTAAATACAGGATTTTCTGAAACAGCAGATGAGCATAAGAGCTACAATTTTATCAAGTTGGACAATGGGCAATTTGCTGCACAACCCAACAACAGAACATTATTCTTTGATGCTTCTTTGACAGTATCGGAAGCTAAGGCATCAGATTTTAAGATAGCAACAAAGATATATTCAGTTGAAAAAAATATGAAATATTCTGCGAGAAACAGTAACGATTTCTTTTATGACTTTAAGGAAGTAAAATGACTCTTCCTGAATTGTGTTTTTAAATGTAGGGCGGCGGAGCCCCGCACGGATTTCGATAATAAAACCGGATGGAGCTTAGTGGGATTCCACTTCTGGTTAAAGAAGGGCCTCCGTTACTCGCATTAGAAGAGCAAGCTGGAATCAAGCCCAGCCCCTACATTCAATTAAAGACTATCGCACTATAATGAAGATTGCAATTTTAACCGACACGCATTGGGGCGCCCGTGCTGAATCGCCGGACCTCTTAGCGCACATGCTCCTATTTTACCGGGAGCAATTCTTTCCATACCTCGACCTGCACCGCATTAAAACTGTTTTTCACCTTGGCGATATTGTTGACCGCAGAAAATTTATCCAATTCTCGATAGCCCATTACATGCGGCAAAACTTTTTTGTGCCATGTGAAGAACGGGGCCTTGACCTCCACATCCTGATAGGCAACCACGATTCGTATTTTAAAAATTGCCACGACATCCATGCAATGCAAGAATTATATGGCGCGCTCGGTGATTCTAATGCCTGGCGCCCGACGATATACTCGAAACCAGAAATCATTGAAATGGGAACCTGTAAAATGCTTATGCTGCCGTGGATCAATGACGGAAACGCAGAGGTTAGTTTTACCGCGCTACGTGAATGGCAAGCAGACGTAGTTTTTGGCCATTTGGAAATTAAGGGATTTGAAATGTACCGCGGTATGCCAGCGCATGAAGGATTTGATGCAGAATTATTCTCCCGTTTCAACCAAGTTTATTCTGGGCACTTCCATCGCAAATCACAACGCGGGAATATTTCATACCTCGGAGCTCCCTATGAAATGACTTGGTCGGACTTTGATGATCCCAGGGGATTCCATGTTTTTGACACAGAAACAGGAAAAATGAAGTATGTGCAAAATCCACGTCGTTTATTCCACAAACTATGGTACGATGATACACTTGAAAAGCCACCTATTGATGCAACCATTTACAAGGGATGTTTTTTGAAGGTTGTTGTTACGGCAAAAAACGATCCCGTTAAATTTGATCAGTACATGGCGAACCTGTATGCAGCAGGCCCCGCTGACGTACGGGTTGTGGATGATCATTATAATTCCCAACAACTTACTGATGAAGAACTTATTGACCAAGCCGAAGATACTATGGCTATCCTTGGTAAATATGTGGCGAGCTTGGAAGGCACCGTTGATAAAGTGGCGCTAACAAAATTATTCCAAGCACTCCACACTGAAGCTTTAAATATGGAATCCCAACACGATTAATGGCAAAACTGCACTTCACAACAATCCGCTGGAAAAATTTTCTCTCCACCGGCAATGCATTTACAGAGCTTCGGCTTGATAAATCACCAAACACCTTAGTTGTTGGTAATAACGGCGCCGGTAAATCCACATTTATCGATGCTATTTGCTTTTGTCTCTATGGCCGCCCTTTCCGGAAGATTAAAAAAGACAAACTCATTAATTCAATTAACCGCGGTGATCTTAGTACCGAAATCGAATTTGATGATGGGTATAATGAATACAAGGTGGTACGTGGCGTCAAACCAGCTGTGTTTGAAATCTATAAAAACGGCATATTAGAAAACCAAGATGCCGCGGTACGGGATTACCAAGCCTACCTTGAAAATGAAGTTTTGCGGATGAACTTTAAATCCTTCACCCAAGTAGTGGTGCTGGGCTCGGCTAGCTTTGTACCTTTTATGCAGTTGCCAGCAGGTATCCGCCGCGAAGTCATTGAGGATTTTCTTGATATACGCATTTTCTCGAAAATGTTACTCCTGCTTAAAGATCGGATTTTATCCAACCGCGAACAAGTAATCAACCTTAATGCAGATATTAAAGCCGCACAAAAACTGATCCAAGTTTACCAAGAACAATTGGCCCATACGACTGCATGGCATGAAGAAGCCAAGCAAGGGCATGATGAAGAAATTGTCCAGCACGTAAATAAGATAGGAGAACTGAAAGCTGCTGCCGCGGCTGCTAAAATGGCATGGGATGCGGTAAAGGCTACCATTGAAAAATTAGCTCCTAATGAAATGGAACTTGCAAAAATTACCGCACTCCTGAGTAAGTTGGATAAACGAAAGGTCAAACTTAAAAAGGATATTGCGTTTTACGAGAAATCAAAAGAATGCCCAACCTGTGCCCAAGAAATTGCCGCGGCATTTCGGCAAAAACAAGTAGCAATTAAAAACACGACCCATGCAGAAGTTGAATTAGCTATTACCCAACTACATGAATTTCATGTAAACGTTTTGCAAAGCGTTACAGACCTCGAGGATGCCAGGAAGCAAGCAGAACAGGCTGAGCGAACGTACAACACTACGTCTAGTGAATTGTTAAGCAAAGAAGCGGTTTTGAATTCGCTTAAACGGCAAGCAGAAAAAGTGGCGGAAGCAGATAATACTAGCGCCATCCAAGCTAAGTTAGATGAAGTGGAGAGCCATGTATTCCTATTGCAAAATACCTATGCTGAGGTGCTAAAAGATAAAGAAACATTAGATATGGCAGCAGTCGTCCTACGGGATGATGGTATTAAAGCTAGAATTGTAAAACAATACATCCCCGTCATTAACCAATTAATCAACAAATACCTAGCTGCGTTGGACTTTTTTGTTAACTTTGAATTGGATGAAAATTTCGAGGAAACGATCCGCTCCCGGTACCGGGATGATTTTTCATATGAAAATTTCAGTGAAGGAGAGAAAATGCGGATCGACCTATCCTTGTTATTTACATGGCGCACAGTAGCTAGGCTCAAGAATAGCGCCAATGCCAACCTTTTAGTTTTAGATGAGGTCTTTGATTCTAGCCTCGATGCTGCTGGCTGCGAAGAATTTTTGAAACTTATCCATGACCTTGAGGGATGTAACGTGTTTGTGGTAACACATAAAGGGGATTTGCTTATGGACAAATTTAAGGACGTGATTAAGTTTGAAAAGAATAAGAATTTTAGCCAACTTATTGCATAGGAGGAATTATGGTGACGTTTGATGGGCAGACTAGCCGTTTACAACTTTTACCAGAAACCGATCCAAGGCTCCGACAAGTATGTGAGGATTTTAATATCGAAGGCGATCCGAATGGTGCATTGTTATTGGCCAATGCCCTTAAAGCACTCCTCATCGAATATAAAGCCGTTGGTTTAGCTGCTCCACAAGTCGGGGTAATGGCCCGGGTCTTTGCGTTTGGTAATTTCGCTGATCCTGAAAGTATTGTGGTAGCATTTAATCCCAATATCTTAGATGAATTTGGAGAGAATGTGCGCTATGAGGAAGGATGCGTATCATTTCCAGGCTTATTTTTACGTGTGACGCGGAAGTCCGCTATCCGGGTACGTTATACTTTAGCCACAGGAGCGACAGATACAATCAAATTTGATGGTATGACTGCTCGTGTATTCCTCCACGAGTACGACCATTTGAATGGAATTACGTTTACAACTAGGGCTTCTATGTCTGAGCGTATCCGCGGCCGCAATAAGCAGAAGCAATTACTCAGGCGTATGAAAGCTTATAAGAAAACACATAAAGGAAAATTGCCAACCGAGCCAGTGGTTCTTAATGAACAACCGGTTATTTTAGACGATACAAAAGTAAGGATTCCAATTGGCTCGCCTGAAACAGAATCTTTGTCCTTGACAATATCCTCATAAACCGCTATACTATAATTATGCAGACCCTTGATACTTGGTTGCCAGGTGTTCGAGAAGCCGAACCTATGGCGCCAAAAGAAATTGCTGGCCACGTACTTTGTACTGAAACTTGGCTGCCAGGCGTTCGGGAAGCCGAACCTGTGGCACCAAAAGAAACCGCTGGCTACATACCTTATACTGTAGCTGATATGAACCGCGCTAGTGAAGCAGCTAAGTTTACTGTCATTTCAACTTTCGCTGGCGCAGGAGGTTCTTCAACAGGTTATAAGTTGGCGGGTGGCAAAGTCCTTGTCTCAAATGAATTTGTTGAACACGCCTACGAATCTTACCGGCTAAACCATCCAACTACCCATATCTTTACAGGCGATATTAAAACATTACAAGACAGTGATTTTTTAAAAGCTGCTGGATTGCAGCCAGGGGAATTGGACATTTTTGACGGTTCACCTCCCTGTACCCATTTCTCTATGAGTGGCAAACGTAAGAAGTCTTGGGACCAAGAAAAACTTTACCACGGATACGTCCAAGTCCAAATTGAACGTTTGACCGAAGAAATGATCCGTATTGCTAAAGGATTGCAGCCACGTTGTATTGTGATTGAAAATGTTAAAGCGTTATCAGCTGGCCGGGCCCATGATTATTTGTCTGCCTTTATGGGTGCATTGAACGCCATTGGCTACCGCTGTGCATATAAAATCCTCAATGCGTCTTACTATGGAGTGCCACAAAACCGGCAACGAACATTTATCATTTGCATTAGGGAAGATATTGCCAAAGTATTAGGATTAGAAGAATTACATTTTCACCAGCGTGTCTATCCTGCTCCTTTTGCTAAACAAACAACACTCCGTGATGGATTGGCTAATATGAAGCATGTGGAGGGATTTGCTGCGCTTCGGTTAAAGGAGCTTGCAGATGTTGTAGATGGCAATCCCGTTGTCCGTGAAGTTTTAAAGGCCATTCCCTATAATCCAAAGAAACAGATGCAGTTTTGCAAATTCCTTATCACGGTGGCCCGAACACATTCGACCATTCCTGAATTAGCTAAATTCAAAAACCGCATGTCTTATTTCAATTATTTTCGTTGTGCTTGGAATGCGCCAGCGCCGACGATTACAGGACGTTGCCACAGTTATTTCTTACCAGATGAGGACCGATGTTTTACTCGCCCAGAACTTATGCGGATCATGTCGCTACCAGATGATTACAAATTTGCACCCGGAACAGAAGAAGATACAGAAGAACGGATCGGATTGATGGTGGCGCCATTACAAATGTACGCGATTGCAAACCATCTATACAAAGCGATATTACAACCAGCAAAGGAATGGGGGTTATGAAAGAATTTGTAGTTGTTGAAGACATTGGGTTTCAATCTGCCATGCGGTACCAGGGGCAAATTCCTTCTCCAGAGGATTATGATACTGTCCTTGATGCCGAAGTAATTAATTGTGATTTTAAAGTTTTGGGGCCCCGTGATATTTTTGGTGACCGTCCCCTCTTAGCTGCGATTAAACGCCATGCGTTTACTGATCAGGATTATACAGACATTAAAACATGCCTTGACAGCATTAACATTACCTCCGATCTTCGTATTGCCCAAGCAGGACCTTGGGATCCAAAGGAACTCCTTAGGCAGTATAATTGGGTTGAAGGTGTGGATTATAAGTTTAAGGGCGGAAATAAGAATGCCATGATCCGCCGGAAAAAAGACGGAACATGGGATACTGTCGCTCGTGGACGTCCAATCCATTCTGTCTTAATTGGATATAAGCGTGGTAGGTTTACGGGAGAAATAGAATTAGATGCGTGGTCTAAGAAAAATCCAGATAAATTAGAAATCCTTAATCGTATGAACGTGATTGCGGATGCAACTTATCAAGAGATTGCACCATTTGAATATGCGGCGCAACGTGCTTTTGCAGATGATAATATTCCAAAAACTTACCATCTTGGTGGCACGATTTTTACAACCCTTTCAGCTAACAAATATGAGGATGACGATACATCTATGATGGGCTACCATATTGACGCAGGGGATTTGAATACCAGCCTAACGTGTTTATCGGTATTCCATATTGGCACATTTACTGGCGCATTGTTTGTATTGCCACAATTTAGGGTTGCCATTAGCATTGGAGATGGTGACGTATTTGTTGGCGATAGTAGAAAGCAGCATGGGGTATCTCCTATTGCAGGTAAAGGACGCCGGCTCTCTTGTGTTAGCTATTGTGATACCCGCCTAGCCAACGATCCTAATCTACGATATACAGAGGATTAAATGGATTTAATTAATACTCATTGGGCATGGTCATGGCCCTGGCAAGATACTATCAATGGTATGTATGAGTTACTTGCTGGAAGCTTAATTGGATTTAACATTCGTCGTCTTTATATCGATAAAAAGGTCCGTGGCGTTTCAACTTTTTCAACTATAATTTTAACGTCATGGGGATATTGGAACCTTTATTACTATCCGTACCTTAACCAATGGCTATCATTTTTTGGCGGGTTATCTATGGTCATATTTAACACTATCTGGGTTATCCAGATCATTTATTACAATCACCTTGAAAAGCGAAGGAGATAAGAAATGGAATCATTTAATAATATCAAAATCTATGCTGTCAATGGTGAATCTTGGAAATCAGAAAAATGGAGTGAGGCATTCATAGTGTTATCTAATAGTAGCTTAGGTAGTGACTTTGTTACATTGGCGACTCTTGATGGCGATAGGTATTGTGTTGCCGCGACCGACTTAAAGAAGGCAATCCAGAATGCCACAAACATTTAAACCTCGTATAATCGTCTGCGATATAGATGGAACACTTTGCCGATCAGAAACCCATGATTATGTAAATGCAGTTCCCCAGGT